GCAATACTTTTATTCGGTTGGACATTTGTTATAATAGCTCTTTCTTTTATGTTTGTTTATGGGATTGGGAAATCATTTAACAAAGGCGGAAAAGATTATTTTATAAAATCTTTTTGTGCCGCTTTTGTTGTTGCTGCTGCTCTCGCTTCGCTGCTTTATGCCGGATTACATTCCTTTTGTGAGTTTCCGGAAGAAATTCCCCATATCATACATAATATAATAGACGACTATATCGTCGCTATATTCGGATCTTCTATTCCTGCCGCCTTATTGGCAACATATACACACGCAAAATTTGCTGATAAAAGACAATAATTTTTTTATTTTCTCCACACAAAATTCGCCTTCGGGCGATTTTTTTTATGCAAAAACGGAAAAAGTTTCGTTTTTTGTAATTTTTTTTGTTCTTATTTTTCAATGACTTATTTCTAAAATAAAAAAATATTTCAAAAATCGAAATATTTTCTCTTGACTTTATGTTTCGTTTTTCGTAATATCAATATATCGATAAACGAAAGGAGAAAATTTTAATGCTAACAACAGAACAGAAAGTAAAAGCCTTCGACTTGTTTTTGAAACAGGTTGAAGACAACATCGAAAACGAAATTCCAAAATGGCTCGAAGAAAACCCGTATTGGGAAATTGACGGCGACGACGGACGTCCGGCTTATTGTCCACGCACAACCGAAGCCGACGCAAGAGAAGCACTTATTGAAAGTTTTACGTATCAAGGCGAGGAACTCGGATATAGCGACTTCTTCGAATATGTCATTTATTGCATATACGGCGAGCCAATGAGTAAAACAAACAAATTCCGTGAAACAAAAGAAGAAGCTCCAAAGGTTGAGAAAAAAGAAGAAGTCAATCCTATGGAAACAATCCTTAAAGGACAAAAGCAAATGCTCGATATGATGTTTGCTCCATTAGAACAAACAATCGAAAGGGCTTCAAAATGAGAGAAACAATAAAGGAAATAATCGGCGGAATATTCTTTTGCCTATTTATGCTCGGGGCGATTGGAATGATCAGTATATCCGACGCAATAGATCAAACAATTATAGAGATGAGAGGTAACTAATGATCGATTTGGACGATATAATCGAATTTATCTGTGGTGTTGTTGTCGTATTTGGCGTAATTTTCACAGTTTACAATATCCACGAATACAACGAAGGCTTCGATAGGTGTCAACAACTTCTCGATGAAGTTCATCAAAACTTGGACACTTTGGGAAACGAAATTCAAATTTTAAGCGAAAAAATGGGGGTGGATTATGAGTAAAGAAATTTTCAATCAATATATTAAAGACCTTAAAGCAAAAAAGAAAAAAGACGACCGTAATAATTGGGTTGACGCTAATCCGTGGGCTTCCGAAAAAGATCTGACTTTTTGGGTAGATTGTTGGAACAAGCTCGAGCAAATCGGATTAAAATTCGACGGCAAGCATATTACAATCGATGTTAATGGTTTAAATTTCGATTATGTCGCATACAAAAATAAAATGCTGCTCGCTTATCCGGAAAGCAAAATTGATGTTGAGCTTGTATATAAAGGCGACGACTTCTCTTTCAACAAAGAAAACGGCGTTATCACTTATTCGCACACCTTCAAAAATCCGTTCGAACACAAGGACGCAGATATTATCGGCGGATATTGTGTCATAAAAAATAAACGTGGAGAATTTTTAACAACATTATCAACAGAAGAAATCGAAAAGGCTCGTAAGGTTGCTAAAACACAGACCATTTGGAAGCAATGGTATTCTGATATGTGCAAAAAGACCGTTGTTAAAAAAGCCGTAAAATTCCACTTTGACGACGTTTACGCCGAAATGGAAGAAGAAGACAACCGCAATTATGATCTCGATAAGATCGAAGCTCCGGAAGATAATTCTTTATCGGAAGCATTAAAAAATGCGGTTACTCAAGCAAAAGACATCAAAGCACTAAAAGCAATCTACGACAGAGAATACAACGGACTTAAAACGGCAGCATTAAAAGCCGAGTTCGCTTCTCTCTGCACTTTAAGAAAAGGAGAATTGAACAATGCAAATTCATAATTTTGAACAACACTCCGAAGAATGGTTCGCTATCCGCTGCGGCAAATTTACCGCAAGCAATGCCGGAACAGTTGCCACCGCCGGAACAGGGCTTGAAACATTATGTTTTGAAATTGTCGGCGAGATCCTAACCAAGAAGAAGAAAGAAACTTTCAAATCTCCGGCAATGGAGCAAGGAAACGCTCTCGAAGCAATCGCTCGCACACTGTTTGAGTTCAAGACCGGTTACACCGTGAAGGAAGTCGGCTTTGTAGAGTTCGACGAGTTGGAAGGCTCAAGCCCCGACGGCATTATTGAGCTTGAAGACGGAGAAATAACCGGCGTTGAGTTTAAGTGTCCTCAAGACAACACATACGCAAAACTACTGTTCGACCGCAAGATCAAGCCGGAATACTACGCTCAAATGCAAATGCAGATGAAACATCTCGGAGCGAAACGTTGGTTTTATGCGGTTTATAATCAAAACTTCGAAGAAGAAATGGTAATTATGGAAGTTGCCTTCGATCCGGAGTTCATCGAGAAACTTCAAAAAGGGCTTGATAAAGGCAAGGCAAGAGTTCGAGAAATTCTCGCTCAAATCGGAGCAAATGCAAATGCCTAAAAATGACATCTTAAATATGGCGGATTGGGCTCGCTACGTCGAAGCTATGAATAACAAACTCCAAATGAAATTCAAATCCTTTGAAATTCAAACAAAGGAAATCAAAGACAGCGTAAGCCGAGCCCAACAAAGTTATTTATTTAGCGTCATATATCCGAGATTAAAAGAGGGCTTAATTCACGCCGGATATGATATCCGCTCCCTCGAAGAAGACGAGTTCGATTATTTTATGCGTGAAATGTTTTATTACAAAGTCGTCAAAACAAGCAAGGGCGAAAAGAAAATTCCCAAAAGACTTTGTTTTACAAAAGGCAAGAAGGACGAAGTAAGTCTTTACATCACGGATTTATTAAACTTTGCGAGCAGGCTCGGGGTTTATATCCCGTCAAGCTCCGGAACTGATTTTATTGTATAGGGGGTAAAATGAGCAGAAGAAAGTCAAAAACAACGGTTATAAATCTTCTCAACGGAAAGCAAATCCGGATTATCAAAAAGGAAGTCGTCGAAATTCAAGAGCAAAGGACACTATTTGGGGGGGTATTGACGTCGTTGTGATAATGCGATCCGGTTGGCAATACATAGCCGGAGAAACAAAACAATCTTTGTTAACAAAAATCTATAATTGAAAGGAAAAAACAATGAATGAGGATAGAGAACAAGAAATAAAGGAAGGTTTTAACAAAAGCATTGAACTTTTATCCAAAATAAAAGGGGAAGTAAAAGCGTATATGTTGCTTGCTTTAACAGACGATCCGTCTAGCGACGGCGATAAAAATAGCGTGCACGGTGTCAATGCATCAGGCGGAAAAATGAAGCATTTAGTTACACTTTTCAATAATATACCCAAACAAATTAAAACTGCGGCGGCGGCAAAAAGCTTGATTGATGTTATGAAAACAATTGAAGGAGAGGTTGAGAAAAATGACAGTAACCGAGCAGATGAAAGCCGTTCGGCGTGAAATAGACTATCGTAAGCGTTTATATCCGAAATGGGTTGCCGAAGGCAGAATGACACAACAAGAAGCCAATTATCAAATTGAAGTTATGGAGCAAGTTCTTTGCACCTTAAACACCGTCCACAACTTTGTTGTAGGCGTAACCACCACAGACAGAAAGGTTTTATAATGTCAGACACACAATCAATCATAGAAAAAATTAAAAATGCAGCCAAAAGCAACGGTTATCAGTTGACGGACAATGTCGAAAAGATAGCCCGTGCGAAAAACGCCTTCTTCGGATCTACAAAATGGGCACGCTGCCCTTGCGATCCGGAAAGCGACAGAGCTTGTATTTCTAAACGCTGCCGGCAGGATATAGCCGATCACGGTGTTTGTCATTGCAACCTATACAAGAAAGGGGCTTGAAATGTGGTTTCGAAATCTAACAGTTGCAATTTTATTATTGTGTTTTTGTTGGCTGTTTAAGCCAATTTTTACGGCGGTGTTAAGATCCGTTAAAAAAGTGAAAAATGATATTAAAAAAACTAAATGAAAGGAAAAACAATGAATGAAACAAAATTAGCTTTAGCCGGCGTTACTGCATTAGGTTTGATCATAACCGCTTGCAATCTGTGGGGCTCAAATGATTATGCCGAATACAAAATTCGTCAAGCTGCCGGATCGGGAGAAATGACTATTATTACCGAAGCCGGTATGTATTGGGACGGTTTCGCTGATATTTCAAATTATAGAGTTTCCGGAGATATTGACTTTGAAGAAGTAACGACAATGTCGGACGGTGCAAAGGTTACATTTTCCGGAAGTGTTAAGTTCCGTTTACCTAGCGACGAAGCAACACGCTTAAAACTTCATAAAGATTTTGGTTCTTATGACAATGTTGTTGAAAACCTTATCAAGAAAAATACTATTGATGTTCTTTCAAACAAAACCGCTCCTATGTTTACAGCTTCCGACACATATTCGGCACGCAAACCGGAGATTGCTCGAGTTCTCGAAGGACAACTCCAAAATGGAGCTTATGACGTATATTATGAAGAAGTAAAAATGCAAGACGGCACAAAATACCGTTTAGCAAAAGTAAGAACAGACGAAAGCGGAAAACCCAAAATTATCGGCAAAAATCTTTTGAGCGAATACGGGATCGAGATCCAACAAGTAGTTATGGGAGATCCTCGTCCGGAAGAAAAAATCTTAAAGATTATTGACGCTCAAAAAGAAGCCGAACAAAAAGCCGTTCTTGCTCGCTCTCAAGCTGAAAAAGCTCGTCAAGATACAATCACAATTACCGAACAAGGAAAAGCAGCTGTTGCACAAGCCGAAGCAGAAGCCAAAGCAAAGGCTATTATCGAAACAACCGAAGCGGCAAAGAATAGAGATGTATCTAAATTAAACGCCGAAAAGGCAGAATATGACGCTAAAAAAATTCTTGCCGAAGGTAAAGCACAAGCCGAAGCAAACCGCTTAAAAGTTTCTGCCGGTTTAACTCCACAAGAGAAAGCTGAATGGGATTATAAAACAAAAGTCGGTATTGCCCAAGCTGTCGCTTCTGTGAAATTCCCGAATAGTATGGTTATTTCCGGCGGTTCTGATAGCGGCTCGGTTAATCCGTTCGACGCTGTCGGATTAAAATCTTTGTATGACTTGTCAAACAAGATGTCGCAATAACTATATAGGGCGTCCTCGTAAAAGGTGGAAGTCCGGACTAGCTAGCGGTAGAGGATTAAAACACATAAGCCCAAAAATTTTTAATTAAGGAAGTAAAACAATGAAAATGAACGTTAAAGGAAATGACAACTTTCGCACTCCGGATCACGTTTTTAATCAGTTGAACAGTATATTCAATTTCACATTGGACGCCGCTTGCACTTTTGAAGATTGTAAATGTCCAAAAGGTTTTTATCACGATGAAGGTATTGACGCCTTAAAAATCTCGTGGGGGGGGGAGCGAGTGTTCTGCAATCCGCCATTTAGTCAAAAAGCCGCCTTTATTGAAAAGGCTTATAATGAAGTTATCAACGGAGATTGTCCGATCTGTGTTATGGTTTTGCCGAGCAACTGCCAAGACAGCAAAGCGTTTCAATCTTTCATTAAAAAGAACTTCTTTTATGAAACCTTATCCGGACGGGTTGCTTTTATTGATCCGGAAACAAAACAGCCAATGAAGGGCAACAACTCGGGAACAACTATTGTTTATTTCAAAAAGGATATAACAAGATGAACTTAAAAGTAAGATATTTATTCGAGAATTTACCGGAGCTAATATCCGATCCTTTGGATAGCGGCTTCGATGTTAGGGCTGCGGTGGATTTTCCCGTAAAAATACCACCAATGGGACGGGCAACTATTCCAACAGGGATCGCCGTTGAATTAGAGCCTATGTATAGCACAAGCGGACAATCTGTTGAGCTCCAAGTTCGCCCTCGCTCTGGACACACTATGCGAGGAATTGTCGCTCAATTTGGCACAATCGATCGAGGATATAGAGGGGAGATCTCAATAACAATCTTCAATTTCAACAACTACGAAGCCGAAATTCAACCTTTGGAACGTATCGCCCAACTTGTCGCTTGCCCTATATTCAAGCCGACACCGGTTAAGACAAGCATCTTATCCGAAACAAGTCGAGGAACAAAAGGCTTCGGCTCAACAGGGCTTAAATAATGGATAAGCGGTTAAACGACTTCTTGCTATTGGCAGCAAGAGAGCAATTCGGAAATCCGTTTGAAGAATTATCAACCATTAAAATTCAAGCAAAACTCTTATTAAAGGAAAGGAATAAAAAAAATGACAGACAAACAAAGACCAGTAGTGCAAGCAAGAGATCGCAATCTTTCGGCTTCCGTATTTTCAAGAGAAGTTGACTTCAAAGGCGACGGCACAATGCAGACCGTTTATTCGATCTGTATTCAAAGAAGCTATAAACGCAAAGATAGCCAAGAGTGGCAGAGAGAGCAAATCAATTTGAATATTGATGATTGTTTGCGTTTAGGCGAATTGGCTCGTTCTGTGTATCATAAAACGCTTGCGTATGCTGCCAAGAATAAACCGGCAACACAAAATCCGGCGGACTATCCTTCTCAACCGGTGGACGCTGCCGGTTTCGACGACGATATTCCATTCTAAATAAAACTTGACTTATTTCGGAAATCGATATATAATGACGACCGCACTCGAACAAAAATTACAGAATTTAGCAGACCGTCCCTTGACCGAAGGGGAAATGGCACTTGCTATTCGTGATCTGACGGGTGCGGTTGATTGTTTAATTAAAATGTATATAAAGGTTATAAGTGAAGGCGGTAATATTAACACGAGTTTCGACGAAAGAGCAGGAAGACGGACACAGTTTGCCTGCCCAAAATACACGCCTATCCGCCTATGCTAAACGCAAAAACTTAAATGTAATTAAATCTTTTCAAATCATCGAAAGTTCAACAAGGGGAAAACGCAAAGAGTTTATGGAGATGATAAACTTTTGCAAAGACTATCCCGAGAAAATCGCAATAATTGCCGACGCTGTCGATCGTATTCAGCGATCATTCAAAGAAAGCGTGATGTTAGACGACTTGATCCGGCAAGAAAAAATAGAACTCCATTTCTATCGTGAAAATATGATTATCGGAAAAAACGCAAGCTCAAGCGACATTATGCGTTGGGACTTTTCCGTAATGGGTGCAAAGTCTTATGTTTTGCAACTATCCGAAAACGTCCGTCGTTCGTTGGATTATAAAGTAAAGAACGGCGAGCTTGCCGGAGCTGCCCCAACCGGTTATGAAAACTTTGTTGACGAGCACGGGAAAAGCAGTATTCGCCCCAATATAGACGCTCCAAAAGTAAGAGAGCTATTCGAAATATATTCACTCGGTGGAACGAGTATTCGTGAGCTTGCACGCCACGCCGAAGAAATAGGTTTAAGATCTCGCACAGGGAAGAAAATCGTCAACACAACACTAACCAATATCCTCGACAATCCTTTTTATTATGGAGAAATGACATCAAAGGGACGACTTATAAAACACGTTTATCAACCGATCATATCAAAAGACTTATTCGATAAATGCCAAGAGCAGCGGAAAAAGCAATCAACGAAGCCATTTAAGCACGGAGAGATACCGTTCTTATATCGTGGCTTTTTTACCTGCTTAAACGCCAAAAAAACGTGTCCCAATGAAATAAAGAAAAAGAAGTTTCATTATTTAGTAAGCTACAAGGAAGACGGATCAAGAATTTACACACCCGAAAAGGATATAACAGAGCAGATCCTTTATATTTTGGAGAGAATTTATATTCCGGACGATATATTGCAGGACTTAAAAGAACGCCTTTCCGGATCAAAGGCGGCAGAAGTCGAATATAGGAATCGGGAATTAGGTCGCTTACAGGCTATCATCACAAAGGCAACGCAGAGATTAGACGCTTTGTTTAATATGCGTCTTGATGGGGAAATTGACAAGGAACAATACGAGGATAAGAAAGCTCAAATTCAGCTTG